GCGTGATACGCATGGCGCGAAGCATAACACAAAAGGCGCTCACCGCTTACCGCTTTCCATCATGACGGCCAGCCGCTCCGCTCTGGCCCCCACCTGGGACGCCCACAGGGACTCGCGCATCCCCTGCGCCGCCGCCGCGTAATCCCCGCGCCGTATCGCCGCAAGCGTGCGGACAAACCCGCGCAGCCGGGGCCAGCCGAGGTTGAAACACATATTCGCCAGCACTTGCCGCCGCACCGGGTCCAGCCGGTCCCACCACGGGATGCCACGGTTCAGGTCGTCGATGGCAATGTCGATATCGTTCTGGAGCAGGTAGCGGATCTCGTCTGTAGACAAGCCGCGATCCGTCAGGTTGCGCCCGACGCCGATGGTCAGCTTGCCTACCGTGTCCGTATACGGGAACGGGCGCACGCCCTCATCGCGCTCCAGATCGGCCACGAGGTGGGCGCGGTCTGCGGCGGTCATCGACTGTCCAGCTTCCTGTCGATCTTGTCGAGCCGCCGCATGATCTCGTCGAAGTGATTGCTTTCGCGTTCGACGGCCACGCCAAGTTCCCGCTCCGTGGTTGTTCTCGCTGTGAAATAGCCCACGAGCGCGGCCAAGCCAGCAGACACCACGGGTATCAACCAACCAGTCACCTCGGCCTCCATCAACGCTCCTGCGGCCGTGGCTCCTGCGACGGCGGAAGTAATGCCCGTATCGATTGCGCGGTCGAATGTCACGGTTCGCTTTCGTTCGTCATCAGCGCCATGAGCGCTGCTCGAACGGCCTCCCCGGTCGGCGCGGCCCCGCGCTGCATCTTGGGGCCGTATTTATAGGCGGCATGGCCGACCTTCATCTGGTTGTTCCGCATGAACTGCGAGAGCAGGCCGAGCAGCGGCACCTTGCCCTGCGCCAATGACGGAGCCGCGCCAACGATGCCCGGCAGGCTCATAGCGTCACGGTTGCCCGTGCGGACAGCCATGTCCTCCAGCACCTTCGCCGCGTCGAGCGCCTGCCCCTGCCGCTGCAACAGCGGCGCGGCTTCCGGCACGGCCTGTTTCACGCTGTCCCGCAACGCCCGCTCCGTGGCCTTCCCAGCGGCCACCGACGCGCCCGAGGCGTCCTTGTCAAAGAAGCTCTTGGCGCGGGCGATCTTGAGCCCTTCGGCGGGCGTCACGTCCGTGCGGAGCGCACGCGGCTGACCGGACCGGAACGACGCCGAGGGGCCGGTCGTGCCAGTAGCCCGAAGCGGCGGCTTGCCCAGGTTGCGTGCTTCGTTCAGAATGCGGACAAGCGCCGTCTCCAGTGACGGGTCCGCCACGGCGGTTTCGCCCGTGCGCGCCGACAGCGGCGAATCCTCGATCAGCTCGCGGCCGAAATTCTGGATCGCCGTGCGGTCACGGCCCGGCGTGATCTGGTTCTCGACGCGCTTCGTGAGCGCGCCCAGGTAGCGCGGGATGCGCGTGGCAATGTCGAGCTTCTTGTCGCCCGCACTGTTGACGACGCCCTGCACTTCCTTGTCGAGCCCGCTAACAAGCGCCTGCGCGTCGTCGCTCGTCTTGAGCCCTTCCTTAAGAATCGTGTTGGCAATACGATTGCCCACCGCGCTCGGTGTGGTGCCCTCGATGCCCGCACGACGCCGCAGGAGCGCCACGGACGGCTTCACGGCGGCACTGACCATCGGCACGGCCTTGGACTTCACAAAGCCGCCCAGGGCGCTCATGCCCTTGCTGACCGCCGCCGGCACCACGGCGTTGACCGCGCCAGTCACCGCCGAGTCGCCCACGGATTCACCCGTGGCGCGAGAGCCGACATACGCGCCAAGGCCCGCACCCGCAGGCCCACCGAAGAAGCCGCCGCCGAGCGCCAGCGCGCCCGGAAGAGCCTTGTCCCGAGCCGCATCCATCTCGGCGTCGAACTTCAGGCCAGACTCGATGCGATCATCCGGCACGCCCTGCGCCTTCATGCGCGAGCGGATGCCCTGCTCGCGTTCGTTCCCGCCCGCCATCCTCCGCACCGAGGAACTGATGACGTCCTGCGGCGTGTCGTCCGGGAACTCTAGGACGCCGAGCCCTTCCACTTCGACTTCAATGGGCATCGTCTACTCCCCGATGGGGTTGCCGTTGCGGTCCATCCTGATCCGTCGCGTGGGCGTTGCGCCCGCAGGCGGCGCAGGCGCACTCTCGCCGGGACCGTCCACGTCCCGCGTCACCAGCGCCGGGTCGATGCCGTATTCCCGCGCAATCGCCTCGATCTGCGTTTTCGACTCGGCGGCGGCACGCGCCTGATTCGCCGCGAACGTCGTCGCCAGTTGCACGAACTTCTCCAGTTCGGGGACGGGCACGGACGCGCCGCCCTTCTGCAACTGCTCGGCCGCGCCCTGAATGCGCGACAGCAACGCCTGCCCGGCCGACGACCGGGCGTATTCCGATTCGCGCACCACGCTCACCGGGTCGAGGATCTTCTGGAACGTCACGAGCACCGCCTGCGAGCCCGCCGCCATGTCCCCACGCTTCGCCGCGTCGATGCCCGCCTGCATCTGCCGCAACTGCATCCCGACCTCACGCGCCGCCCGCGACTCCAGATCGAACGACTTGCGGAGCGACTGCGTGGCCCCGAACTTCTGCCCCGGCGTCATGCTCGGCGGCTCAGGGGCCGACCGATACCGTGCCGCCGCGCCCGCCTGCGCGTCCGCGACCGCCCGCGCATGATCCACGGACTGCTTGTTCTTGGCCGCGATCTCGCCCTCGTCCATGAAGTCTTCGTCGGTGACGTTCTTCACGCCGATCTTCTGCGCGTTGAACAGCTTCCGCACACGCGCCGGCACGGTCTGGTCCGCGTTGAACGCCTCTTCGGCGGCACGCGATTCTTCCTCGTTGTTGATGCGCGTCAGGTTGACACGCTGACGCTCCTGCTGGGCGCGCATGTCCGCGATGCCCGACTGCTGCATCTCCTCGTTCGCCTGCGTGTCGCGGAAGTCCATTTCGCGCCCACGGATCTTCACCATGTCGCCGTGCTGCTGCGCGTCCTGCGCGATCCGCGCCTGCTGGATAGCTTCCTGCGCCTGCTGCGCCCGCACCTGTTCCTGGAACTTCTGCTGCGCGAGCCGCTGCACGATGATGTCGTCGAGCGCATCCGTTGCGCCCGCGCCGATGAGTCCACTGATGCCCATGTCAGGCTCCTAGACGCCGAATCCGGCGCGGGAGACGCCGTTCATTTCCGGCATCCCGCCGCCACCGCCCATGCCCGCCATCGAGCCGCCCGCGCTGCCGAGTAGCCCGATCAGGCTCAGAATCGACTCGCCGCGCCCCGGCTTCTTGTAGCCGCCCATCTGGGGCGCGGCCACGGTGCCATCCCGCACGAAGTCCGTCGCCGCCGGGACATCGCTCTTCGTGAGCAGGGCCATAAGCGCCTGCCGCTGCATCTCCGCGCCGCCCTGCCGCGCCCCCGCGTTCAGCAGCGCCGAGGGGTCAATCCCGCCCGACACCTGCCCCATGCGGATACCGGACGGCGGCGTGATCTTCGCGCTCTGCATGTTCTGGATGAGTGAGCCGAGGAGGGCCTGCCTCATCCGCACGTTCGGGGCCTGCATCCCGAGCTGCGCCCGGTTCAGCGTGGCCTGTTCCTGCTGGCCGAGCAGGTTGTTGCGAGCGTTCTGCTGAATGCCGAACTGCGAGAGGGCCTGCTGATTCTGCGTCTGGGCGAAGTTGTTCTGATTCGCCCGTTCCGCCGCCGCACCCTTGCCCGCGCCGCCCGCGATCTTGCCGATCAGTCCAGCGCCCGCCGCGATTGCCAACAGTGGAAGTGCCATTGTTCGTCTCCTACAGCCCGGCCAGGATCGACTGAAGCGCCTGGTTGTTCATCTGGTTCTGAAGCGCCGTGTAGTTGAAGCCGAGCTGGTCGCGGCCGAGCCCCAACTGGTTCGTGGCGTGCTTGTCGCCCAGCATGGCGTTGAGGTAGCCGAGGCCCAACTGCCCGCGTCCCAACTGCCCTTGCAGGTTCGTCGCGCCGTACTGCTGCGACATCCCGAGGCCCTGCATCAGCCGGTCGATCTGGCCCTGCCGCTCGTTCCGCATCAGTTCCGCCTCGAACCCGGTCGAGCGCGTGGCCGCATCGTTCTCGATGCCCGCGAGGTTCGCATCGAACCCCCCCGTGCCGAGCGTGCCGCGTGCCGCGTTGCGCTCCGCCGCCGCGAGCCGCTGCCGCCCCGTCGCCTGACTGTTCGCCCGGTCGAACGCGGCGCGTTCCGCCGCGAGCGCCGGGTTGTTCTGGTCGAGCGACACCGGCACCTCGCCCTTAATCAGCTTCATGAGCTGTTCGCGCTGCTGCGCCTCAAGGCTCTGGGGCGTCGTCGGCGCGGGGCCACCGGGAGCCGCAGGCGTGCCCGGCGCACCGAGGCCGGGATTCTGGAGGTTGCCGGAATACTGCCCGACCGCGCCGAGCGCCTTCTGCAACGTCTCGGGCGTCACCGCGCCGCCCGTGTAGCCCACATACTTCACGAGCGCCTGCTGTTCCTCCGGGCTCATCGCCCGGCCGAACTTCTGCTGGAACGCGCCCTGCACCTGGGAGAGCGCCGCGTTCGGGTCGCCAGGGGCGGCAGGAGCCGCCGCCGGCTGCACCGCCGCCGTCGCCGGAGCCTGACCGACCTGCTGCGGGGGCAGGGGCGTTGTGGCCCGCGTCACGGCATCGCCCGGCTGCGCGGGCATAGGCGAGACAGGAGGCGGCGTCCCAGCGGGCGGGGCCTGCGCCGCCCCACCGATGGCGTCGAAGCCGCCACCAAACTGCGCGGGGGGCTTCGCGCCGCCGAGCGCGCCGAAAGGCGAGGCCGGGGCCGGGGCCGGGGACGATGGCGGCTGTGCGCCGCCGATTGCGCCGAACGGGTTCGCGGCCTGTCCCTGCGGGGCCTGCTGCGGCGGGCGCTTCGTCGGGTCCAGCGCGTTCAGGTCTGGCGTCATCAGATCAGCTCCTCTCCCCGGATCATCTGGATCAACGCCTGCTGTTCGGCCTCCGGTGTGCCGCCCCCCTGCAAGTCCTCGATGCGCTTGATGATGTCGGTCAGCGGGTCGCTGCCAGCGAGGATGGTCTGGAGGTTCGGCAGGCCCATGCCGCCGCCCATCCCGCCCATCCCGCCGCCGCCCATGTCGCCACCCTCCCCCTCGGGCATCCACGCCCACGCGGCCCCGCTGTTGTTGCCGAGGTCGAACGCCTGCCCGACGTCCACGACCCCCACCGGCGAGCCGCTTTCAAAGTCACTCAGCACGCCGCCGAAGTCGATCTTGTCGCCCACGCCGCCTTCGACGAGGCGGGCATTCGGGAACGCCCGTTTGAAGTCGGGGTCGTTCACGGCCTGCCGCAGTCCTTCCGGCGTGTTCGGATACCGCTGTGCGATGCGGCCGAACGTATTCTTGACGCTGTTCGCGGCCTTGTCGTCATAGCCCGCGCCCGACGTGTTGAAGCCGCTCATCGTGCCCGGCCCGCCGCCGTAGGTCAGCGACTTGCGCCACTCCCGATCCGCGCCGCCGGCCGAGGGGGTGCCCATGTCGGCCCCGCCCGTCACGCCGCTGTTCGGCCCGCCGAGCGGATTGCCGCCGCCCATGCCGATCGACATCAGCCCGTTGAACGCGCCCTGCCGCTGCTGCTGCGACAGGTGCGCGTGACGCGGGTCACTCATGAAGTCGTTCTGCACGTCGCCCATCGGCCGCGCACCCGGCGGGCGAATCGCGCCGCCCTGACCGAACGACGGATTACTCACGCCGCCGGGGCCATACCCGCTGGCCGGGTCCGCGTCTCGCGGATCGACACTGCCGGGCCGATACGGCGTCGGCTGCGTCCGCATCCCCGGATTCCACTGGCGTACCGGCTGCTGTTCGTCGTCCTGCTCGTTATAGCGTTCGTATGACATGGCGTCCTACTGCGTGATGGGGAACGTAATCGTGCCTTCGGTCCAGGTGTTATCGGACGTGGTGAGCGTCCAGTTCGACGCCGAGTTGTATTTGTAGAGATTGATCTGCGTCAGCTCCGCGTTGAGCCGCGCCAGTCCAATCCCTTCCGTGCCCGCATCGTCGTAGTAGTGGACGCCGGGGCTGCGCTTCGTGGGGCGGATACCATCCGGGAGCCGGATATTGAGCTGCGTGCTGCCGCCGCCCACGTCGCTGCGCTCGATGCGCCACTGCACCTCGCACGTATCCCCCACGATGCGATAGGCCAGCAACTTTTGGTCGTCGCTGGTGACGCCCCACGTCATCGTGCCGCCGCCTGTGTAGCGTGTGGCGTCGTGCGCCACATCGACCCACGAGAACTTGTGCGTGCCGTCTGGGCGATGATCCACGCCCCAGCCGAGCGAGATGGCTTTGCCCATGTCGCTGATCGTCTGCGCCACTTCCCGCAGCGACAGGAACGACCGCAGCCCCGTGGGAATCCTCACAGCGCCTCCGCGTCGGTGTAGGGCACGATCACCATGTCACACGGCTCAGTGAACGCCGCCGACGTGGACGTGATCCACACCGCCAGCGCATACGCATCGGCCCACGACAGCCCTTCGCACTTGGCCGCATGTCGCCCGGCCTCCCCGCCGATAATGCCAGGCGCGGGGGCCGTGTCCGTCAGGATGTCCGTGCCGCCGTAGTTCCGCACGAACGTCAGCGTGATCGCCGCGTTCTTGTGCTTCCAGACGATCGGCTCGTCGATACGGGCGTGCTTGATGCCGCCGCCGAACGTCCGCGTGGGCGAGTAGGCCCGCGCTGTATACGTCTGCGACAGATCCTCCCCGAGCGACGGATTCGGCGTGGCGAGCAGATCCCCGCCATCCAGTGCCGTGCCCGCCAGGAGGAGCTTGGTGTTGTAGACCGCCATCGACCGGACCCGCAGCGTGTTGAAGCTGCCCGAGCCCTCGGCGTAGATGTTCGTGGACCAGCCGCCGCTCAACATGCCGTTGCGCGTGACCATGAAGTCGATCCGTAACACGCGGGTTTCGTTCTTCGCGGACGTGGACCAGTGAATCTCACGCGCCAGCGGGTCATACCCCGCCGCGTAGGTGCTGGCCGCAATCGTCTCGAACGTCGAGCCGGGGATCACCCAATCCTCGCCCAGCCACTGCAAGCCAGACGCCGGGCTGTAGCGATACGGCCCGGAGTCCGACATGAAGTACACGCCCGTGGACGACGCGGTGGAATCGACCGAGACGATGCCGTCGTTGGACGCCGCCCCGACGCCCGACGCCACACGTTCGGGCCGGAAGGGCGTGTCGGTCTGCCCCGTCTCCACCAGCCGCCAGAGGCTCGTCTTCGTGAACACGTAGACCGAGCCATCGACCGTCGAAGCGAGCCCCGTGATCTCCGAGCCGTCCTCGTTGTTGATGTCGAGGTAGTAGCGCGAGGCCGACGTTTGCGTGATGGACTCGTCGTCCCCCGCGTCCGTCACGCCCAGCGGGCGCGTGAACCACACCCGGCGGGGCGATGGCGTGGTCTGTCCCGACGAGGCGCTGGTTTCCCACGCCCCGGCCAGAATCAGGCGCTCGCCGTTCGTCGCCAGGAACTTACACGACGGCGGCGGCACATACAGGCCCGCCTCGGGCGCAATGACGCCGCCGCTATAGGCGACGGGATCGGTGTTGTCGTCGTAAGTCGTCGTGGCGACCGCAATCAGACCACTGATGTTGTAGTAGGTCGTGCCGTTGCTGCTGCCGTAGACACACCAATGGGTCGCGCCGTCCACGGTCGTCGGCTTCGTCACCCGTGCCGCCGTGCCCGCGCCGCTCGGCGTGAACGACACGACAGGCCCCAGCTCCGACGTGGCCGACGTCACGCCCGTGGTGCCGTTGTAGATGCGGAACTGGATCTTGTAGTAGCGGAGCGTGGCCGCATACGCGCCCGCGCCCGTGTTGGCGACCGTCGCCGCCGCCGGGGCCACGAGGCCCACGCGCCGCACGCTCGTGCCGTCCCAGACGTGCAAGCGGTTCTGGTCGCTGTTGTACGCCATGAACACTTTGCCGTTGTGGCAGGCAAAGGACGGCTGACCATCGGCCGTCGTGTCCGAGAGCGTGACGCTGGTGTTCGACCGGAACGCGGACAGCGTGCCACTGCCCGTCACCGCCCAGATCGCTTCGGTGCCGTTGATGCGCTCCGTGAAGACGTAGCGGATCGACGCCGTGGGACCGCCAGACGTGCTCACCGCCTCCAGCCCCGGACGCGGCTGCAACACGCGAGAATCGCTCAGACGCACGTTAGTGGCATACGACGTGTAGCCGTCCGGGATGCCCGTTTCGGCCGTCGTGCCATAGCTCTCCCCGGCCGTCTCTATGGCCCCGAGATTGCGATCCAACTTCCAGAGTCCCGACAGCATGACTAGGCGTAAAAGATGTTCACGATGACGTCATTCGCGGCAGGTGCGCCCGTGTCCGCGTCAGCGACACCCGTGGTCGCCGCGACCGAAATCGCCGTCGAGAACGCAATGCCGTGCGTGGACGAGAACACGCCCGAGATGTCGTCCGAGGTGTTACCGGGCAGCGCGAGCGTGATCACGGGCGTCGTCGTGCCCACGGTCACGTTCGCCGCCGTCGCGTTGTAGAACTTGAGCCAGCGGGTCGAGGTCGCCGTGTTCGTGAACCACACGCCGTAGACCTGGCCCGCCGTGGCCTTGACTTCCTCTTCCGACTCGTCGAGGTCCAGCGACCGGAAGATCGACAGCCCGCCCTTGGTGTGGGGCTGCGGCGTCACGATTTGCTTGCGGTCGAGCGTCATGCGCGCCGCGCCCGCGTCCCCCTCGTCCACGCTGTCCGTGGCGGTTTCGTCGGCCTCGAAGCCCGCCATCATCACCGATGACGTTGCCGGGGTGAACGCGGCATCGTCCACCAGCACCGGGTTATCAATGACCTGCAACGCCGTGAGCGCCGCGCCGTCCACCTGGACGGCGAAGGTGCCCGCGTTCGTCACCGCGTGTGACCCGACCGTGACCGTGCCCGTGACAGGGATACCCGTTGAGGCGATGAACCGGAGCTTCGCGCTGATGGAGCCCGTGGCGCTCGCCGCGTCCGCGTTGGCCCCGAACGGGTCGGCCGGGACTGTCAAGACGTCCACGTCGCCAATGTTGTTGGTGCCCGCCGCCAGCGCCGGCAGCGACAGCACGTCCACATCTCCGATGTTGTTCGTGCCGGCGGCGAGATTGGCCGTGACCGTCCCCGTCACCGTGACGTCGTTGTTCGCCCCAAGATTGACCAGCAGGCCGTCCGCCGCCGTGCCCTGCAACGGCACCGCTGCGTTCGCCGCGCCCTCCATCAGCGCCACCGTGCCCGTCAGCGTGGCGTCGGTATCGCCTTCCGTATACTGCGTGCCGCCACCGACCGCTACCTCATTCCCAGAGGCATCGCGCAGGTTGACGTGCAGCGCCCGGTTCAGCGTCGAGCGGACAATCGCCAGCGTGCCTTCCGCCGCCGCGTCTGGCGTCGTCTCGTCAACCGCGCCCATCACGGGCGTGCCCGTGGAACTGGTCGGCGTGAACGTTGCTTCGTCCGTGGACGACGTGCCGCCCGAGCCGCCGAACGACACGGGCGTGCCGTTGGCATCGACGACGTGGACGTCCTGCGGAATCTTGCCGCTACTGCCCGCCGTGAACGACGAGCCCGCGAGATTGGCGATATTCGAGACGCCCATTACCGCACGCTCCGAAACTCATGGCACCCGTCCGACCGGAGGCCGACATAGACGAACGTCTCCGCCCGGCCCTTGCCGTGGGGACGCTGAATCCGCGACTCGTTGCGCGTGAGCGTACGGCGCGAGACGTCTTCGCCCGCCGCGTTCACGAGCACCGCCGTGCCTCCCGCCGGGGCCACGCCCTGCGGCACCGGCTCTGAAGGCATGTCCTCCACGGGCACGGGACGATTCCAGAAAATGCTGAGCGCGCACCCGACGACGAAGCCGAGCACGAAGCCGAGAGGGAACCAGATGCCCACCATTACCACCGCCCCGCCGGGAACGCCGCGCCCAGGTTCGAGCCGCCCGCGTAGACGCGCCCCGGCCGGAACGACGCCCGCGCATGAATCCAATACAGCAACGCCTGCCGCGCCTTGTCCCACTCGCGCTCGAAGATCGTGTAGCGGGGATCGTCCGTCTTCAGGCACTCGTCCATGCACGCGCCGTAGACCAGCATCCGGTGGAAGTCCAGCGGCAGCAGCGGCTCGTCCGCGTTCTGACTCATGTCCCGCACTTCACGGGCATAGTCCAGCGTGAGCGTCTGCGCGTCCGTGGGCGTCGGCCAGAGGTGGATCGTCCAGTAGTGCGGCATCGTCGCGCCGATGGCGATGCGCGCCAGTTCCGTGCCCGTGCCCGAGTCCTCGTGCAGCGTCACCGTGCCCACCGCCGCCGTGGCGAGGTAGACGTTATCGACCTGAATCCACGTCGCCAGCGAGCCGATCTGCACTGCCGTCGTGCCCGTGAGCGTCACATTGGCGATCTGCTGATAGCCGCCCGTGATGACGCCTTCGATGCGGAGCACCTGGGTATCACTCGCGCTCGTGCTCTTGGCCCAGAGCTGCGAGGCATCGGCGGGCTGCTTCGCCACGCGGGTCATCCCCTGCACGCAGAAGACTTCCGGGTCGCCGGTCTGCACCGAGGGGTCGGGCACCGCCGTGCGATACCAGTCCATCGACTGCTCGGACAGCCGCCGCTCGTCGCCCGCCTGCCACATCCGGTGGACGCGGGCGACCGCCTGCGGCAGCGCGTAGCGCGACTGGCTGGCGACCGTATCGAACGACGTCACATCGTCCCGGAACTGCTGGCAGTCCGGGAGGGTCAGCAGTTCCCGGTGGCGCTGGTTGATGAACGCCGTCAGCCGCGTGGAGGTCGCGGTATCGAGCGACGACGCCTTATTGAGCCGTCGAGCGACGTCCGCGAGAATCTCAGAAAGCGTCATCAGTCCATCCGTGTTTCCGTGCCCAGACCTGCGCCTTGCGCTGGATCTGGATCACTTGCCGCCGTGCCTGCCGGTCCCCCATCCGGCGCTCGGCGTTCTGACACCCTAAAGGCCCACCCGGCACCAACGCCTCGCCCTGGTCCCGGAGACAGGCGAAGCGCCGACAGTTGTAGGGCCGTGCCGCATACACCGTGCAGCGTCGATCCGGCCCGAGCAGCGGACACGTTGCGTCCGTGTCCGTGCGGACCAGCGACACCTTGTCGCCCGGCCCGATCCTCCAATGCAACTCCGTAGACGTGGCCGCGACGAGCCCCCGCGCCTCGGCCGGGGTCATCACCACCGGCACCGTGCAACAGTCGCCCGTCTGCGCGCACGTCCACGGCATGTCCTACGCCGCGTCGAGCGCCGCCAGCCGTTCCTTGAGCTGCGCCACTTCCTGCGCCAGCGACATCGGATCGACCGAGGCCGCGCCGTCGCGCAGTTCGCGGAGAATCAGCAGCAGCGAGCCCGGCAGTTCCATGCGCTCGTCCACCGTGCGACTCGGCACCGTGACATAGAGCTGCTGCGCCTGCCCGTTCTGCTTCACTTCCGCCGTCCACGTCCCGTTGCGCGCCGTGCGCGAGACGGTGATGGCGTTGAACGCGTCGATCTCAGCCGGGGTCAGTTCGTCCCCGCGCACCCGCGAGCCGCAGAAGAACGTTTCCCGCGACAGTTCCGCCTTGGGCCGCTTGCGCTGCCCTTCCGGGTGCGTGAACACGCTGACTTCGTTGTAGTCCGGGTTCTCACGGGGAGCCGACCGCTCCGCGAGCAGCTTGAGGGCATCCGTGCCCGGCGACTGCGCCTGTAGCGCCGCGAGCTGTGCGGCCTGCGCCGCCAGCATCTCCCGCATCTCGGCAATCACCGCCGATTCCGTCGATTCCTTCGCCATGTCGCTCCTGAAAGCGAGAGCGGAGGCGCGGCCCATCCGCGCCCCCGTCTCAGGTGTTATTCGAGGTGCAGGAATACGGCCTGGTTCTTGCCGTCCACGCCCGTCACCATCATCTTGCCGACGACGTGCGTGGCCGTGGCCGCGCCGTCGATGACCACCGCGCCCGCCGCCGTGGCCGGCACGACAACCGCGAGGCCGACACCGGGCGTGCCAGCGACCAGCACCGGGGCCACGCCCCGCGTCTGAATCCAGCAGAATTCGGACGCCGCCGCCGGCACCACCGCGCAACCGACCACCGCACCCGTCAGGGTCGTGACCGGCGACTGGATGACGCCGTTGTAGGGATTCGCCTGGAGGCTCACCCGCGAGGAGGTCGTCAGCGCCACCTTGAGCGGTTCCGCCAGCGTCAGCGTCATCACGCCCGCGCTCAGGACCGCCGCGTGGCTGGAGATCAGATACGCGTAGCCGTTGCCGGGCGTCGTGTCAATGATGGCGTAGCCACCCGCGTACTGGTTTTCCGTCGCCGCCGTCGCGCCGAGGGTCACCGAAATGGTGGTCGCGCCAAGTGCCGCCGCCGAAGGCGTCAGCTGCTGGTGGTTCGTGATCTGCGCCGGGGCCTGGAGCATGTTGCCCGCGACCAGCGCAGAGCCGCCCGCTTTCGCGTAGCGGAAGACACGGCCATCCGCCGTCTCAGCACGCTCGCCCAGGCGATGCGTCTGAGTCGTGGACGACTCGTAGAGGTCGAGGCCGAAGGACTGAAGTCCACCCGTGAATGACATGGTTGTCGTGACTCCTTGTTAGGTGATGGCCGTCACGACGCCCAGACGCCGCGAGTTGCCGGTGCCCATGTTCGCCATGGTGAAGAGCTTGTAGACGATGGAGAGCTGGTTGCTCGGCTCCACCGGGTCCTTCATCTTCATCCACGCACCCTTGAGGTAGGCCATCTTCAGGAACTTCGGGTTCACGAAGTAGGCCGAATCCGAGGGCGAGCAGTCCTCGTCGTAGAACACGTTCGCGCCCTTGAACTTGAGCGCGTCGTTCGAGAAGCCGCCGTTGACGCCCCGGCTCTTCGTCGAGTCGCTGTTGAAGCGTTCGTTGGTCGTGAGCGTCTGTTCGTAGCCCTCGAACACCGTGCGCGACGTCAGGATCGCGGTCGGCGCGTGCTCCGTGCCGCCGTTCGAGCACTGGTTGTAGACCGAGCGCCACGAGCTGCGCACGTTGTCGAACGCCGTGCTCGTCTTCGTGCCCGTCGCCTGCTTCGAGCGCCAGAACGCGTAGGTGGCGCGGTTGATCTGGCCCACCGTGCCCGTGGTCGGGTCGGTCGGGATGATCTTCCGCAGGCCTTCGATGTTCTTGCCGCCGTTGCCGGTGCCGTCCCCGAACGCCGCCCGGTTCAGATCCGCGATGTGCGAGTCCTTCGCGTTGTTCAGCTTCTCCTCGACGTAGTCGAACTTCCCGGCGCTCGCCTGGGTCCGCAGCTTTTCGAGGTCGCTGAACACGACCGTGCCCGCGTGGGTCTTCCACTCGTAGCGGGCGCAGTCGAACACGTTGATACGCGTGGTATCAAGCGTCTCCATCTCGTCGTACGACTTGAACGTGCTGTTCTCCGCGAACTCCACGGGGAACTCGATCAGTCGTCCGCCGTCGGCTTCTTCCTTGAAGCCCTTTTCTCCGAGGGCGTAGAACAGCGCCCGCGACGTGAAGATGTTGTCATTCGGCGTCGAGCCGATGACCTTCTCCCACGCGCTGGCGATGAGCTGGCCCTGATTCACGTCAGGCATGATTCACTCCGTCCTTACCCCGCCATCTGCTGCCGCATCGCTTCCGCGAACGTCTTCGGTGCGGGCAACCCCTGCGCGGGGGTGCGGCTGGGATTCGTGGTCCCCGCTGCCGCCTTCTGCTGCATCTGCGCCACCACCAACGACCGCTCGGTGGCCGAGAGCTTCGGGAGCACATGCTGGGTCAGCACGTCGGCGTAGGCATCCGCCACGCTGTAGCCGTGCTGCTCCATGAGCCCCGCGATCTCTTTGCGGTATTCCGTGAAGTGCGGACGCTTCGACCACTGCGCGTAGGTCGACTGCGCCCACTGCTGCGCGTTGGCGGCAATCTCCGCCCGGATCTGGGCGGCCTGCTGCTTCGCAGCGAACTGCTGCAACGGCTGGATCTGCTGCGCCATCTGCGCCTGCGCCCGGCGATCCCGCCAGTCGAGGAGCTTCTGCGCCTGCTGCGCGCTGTAGACGAGCGTGCCGTCCCCGGCCTGCAAGTCCGGTTCGGGCATGGCCTCGGCTTGCGCCTGCGCCTGTCCCCGTCCCGCCCCCAGCCATCGCGCCGCCGCCGACTTGATCGACTGCGCGTGGGCCGGATCGCTCTGCGCGGCACTTTCGATTTCCCGGAGCAGGGTGCCAATCGGATCACGCGTGAAGTCCTGGTAGAACTGCGTAATGACCGGCGCGGCCTGTTCAGGAATCGCCTCGGCCCACTTGTAGCGGCCGAGCGTGCTTTCCAGCGTCTTCGCTTTCTCGTTCACCTCACGGAACCGCACATACGGCACCGCCTGCCCTTCGAGGGGGTCGGGGGTCGTCTGTGTGGCACCGGACGTCTCGGCCGGGGTCGTCGCTGACGCGGACGACTCTGCGGAAGGCGCGCTTGCGCCCGCCGGCTCTGACGATGCGGCTGACGGCGACTCAGCCGAAGCGCTGCCGCCGGAATCACCCGACGCCATCGCACTCATCACGCCCGAAAAGTCATCACTCATGCTGTCCTACGCCCCTGTCACACCGGGACGCCCCGCGACCGGCGCTTACACGCGCACGCGTGCCGCGCATATTTCGACTCACGCCGTGTAGCCCTGGTGGAACCTGAGCTTGCACCGGCACTTAACGAGGATCTGACCGCTCGTGACATACGCTTCGCAGCCGTCAGACAAGCCGCCCTCCCAGCAGTCGTTGCAGTAGAGGGCTTCCTTCAGGCCGTATTTCACGAGAATCTTTCGGTATTCCCGAAAGGCCCGCGCTTCGTCGGCCGTGAACACCAGCGTGGGCACAATCGCCGGTGCCCCATCGGGACCGAGAATCGTGCCAACGGTTTTTTCGATTTCCGCCATGACCTACACCCACCTCGACGTGTGGCGCGACTTGTCCGAGCCCTGCTCGCCAATGTGCCGCACCGACTCCACGAGCCCCCGCTTCTCCATCTCGAACCGCTTCTCGGACTTGCTGTAGACCTTCACCGGCGTCGGTCCCATGTTTTCGATCCACAGCCCGCCAGGAATCGAGTCCTGAAACACCTTGAACGACGGCCGACCGTGGGAGTGCCTGCCACCACACAACGGCCAGTCACCGACCTGCAACTCCGCGCCGCACTTCTCGCAGCGATCGCTCACTGCACCGCTCCCGCCATGCCCGCGCCGGGCAGCATCTCGGTCTGGTTGGCCTGATGCTTGTTCAGGGGTTCCGCTTCGGGCTGCATCCCGCCGTGCTCGGTGTTCTGCGCCTGCTCGGCCTGCGCCTGTGCCTGTGCCACAAGCTGCATCTGCGCGGCGACCATCTGCGCCTGCTGGAGCGCCTGCGGGCTGATCTGGATGCCGCCCTTGGCGAGCACTTCGAGCACGATGGCGAACTGCGGCGAGGCGGGGTTCAGATCCTCGCCCTTGAACGCAAACGACGGCGTGGTCGGCGGCGGCGAGGGCGGCTGCGGCTGCTTCACGAACTGCGCCGGGTCCGCGCCGATCTTCCGCGCCGTGCGACTGAGCAAATACTGCTCGTTCACCAGCGGGTCTTTGCGGAAGAACTGATACTCGTCAATCGCCTGCTTCTTGTCCCACGCCGCATCGAGCTGCAACGTCGAATCCGGCTTCGCGTTGTAGGCGAAGCGGCCCTGAATCGCCGTCTTGTCCCACGACTGGAGCGCCCGCGCCCCGTCAGGGCCGACGACTTCGACGTAATCCGGTTCGTCAGCAAAGAGCTGAATCAGCGCGCCGAGCTTCTGCACGCCCGCCACGAACCAGCGCGCCACCATGACCTGTTCGCGCTTCATGCGCGTCTGGGTGGCCGACTGCTGGATGCTCGCTTCCGTGGCCGTCTGCTTGCCCTTGGCCGAGACGCCCTGCTGGTTCGAGCCCATCGCCCAGACTTCCTGAATGTCTCGGTCGATGTAGTCGTTGAACGTGAAGTTCTCGCGGGGGAAGCTGGCGCGGCGAATCTCGCCCATCGCCGCCTGTGCCGTCCCGAAGCCCGGAATCGGCACGAAGTCCTGAATGTCCCCCGAGGCGATCTTCTGCACCTGATCGACGGAATACTGCGCGGGGTCGTAGCCGACAATCGGCGCGGTGCGCTTGCGCTGCGTCACCATGTCCGTGCGGCCCTTGCCCAGCTCGCTCACGAGCCCCCGCGACATGCCGACATCCGACACCGGCACCGCCTGATCGCTCACATACCGCAGCGTCAGGATGTGGATCGGGTTCCCGCGCATCCCGCCGACCAGCCGCCCGTTCTGGACGGTCTGATACGGCGACGGCCGGGCCACCGCAGGGGCGTCCATGCCATCCAGCCAGACGATCTGGCCGTAGAGGTCGCCGTTCACGACGTCCTCGTGATAGCGGCTCATCTGATACCAGATTTCGTAGCCGCTGACCTTCTCGCCCCCGGACGCTTCGATCTGGAGGTCACCCTTGATCCGCAGATCCTCGTCGCTCTTGGCGGGCTTGAGCTGGTCTTTCTCGACGCCATACGTGCGAGCGGCGAGCGCGAGGTCGGTTTCAAACCGGAACCCGAGCCACGGGGCCTTGTCGAAGTCCGCGCCGTGGAAGTCCACCGGCACGAGCAGCGACTTGATCGGAATCCGCTCCCAGAAGTAGCGTTCGCGAACGATGTTCGGGACCGGCACCTGGGTCATGGCCGGCTGGCCCGTGATCGGGTCCACGATCGGCTGACCCATCGGGTCCATCACCGGCTGATCGACCATCGATTCGCCGTCCTGCTCGACTTCGTAGCCGATCTTCGACGCGCCGATGCCCGCCGGGCACAGCACATCGAACAGCACTTCGTCCATCAGCGCCCCGGCGTTGATGTCATCGGGGCCGAGCTTGGCGTTGAGGACCGCTTGGAACAGCGGAATCGCCGCTTCCACGCCCGGCTGCTTGGCCGTCAGCGTGACTTCGGGCACCTGGAAGAACAGCAGCGCCTTTTTCTGTTCGACGTTGCTGTAGTCCTTCGGGACGACGACCGTATCGGCCAGCGGCTCGCCGTCGAGCGTCTGCCCGAGATACGCCTTCGTGTTGTTGTCCCACTCGCGCTTCTGGGCGAGGTTCGCCCACCACGCTTTCGAGCGGTCGGCTTCCTTCTTCCAGAACTCGAACGAGCCCGGCCCGTCTTTCGGGAGGGCGAAGGGGGTATCGGCCACGCGCCGTCATCGTGACAGCGTGTCAAGCGGCCGTCACGGTAACGGGTTACGACAACACGACGTGGCTGGGCGGGGTGGGCGGAGTGTTATCCCAATACGGCGCACGGCGCGGCACGCTGTAGAACGCAAATGGTGGGTGCTGCTCAACCTTCAGCACCGGCTCGCCGTCGTGCCCGCGCACGGTCGCGTCTGGGTCGCACGCCTGCAACCGCTCGATTAGCTCTCTGACTGTCACCGTGCCCCCATTCTATAAGCGTTCAGCCCGGATCGTCAGCTTGAGCACCGTGGCGACGGCGTAGAGGTTGTCGAAGGCCACGGGCTTGCCCCGGAGCATGTTCCAGAGCGTCTTCGGGGCCACGCCCGCCCGGAACGCGATTTCTTCCTGCGTCAGCCCGGATTCGAGATACGCCGCCCGCAACGACTCGCGCACCGTCATGCCATCCTCCGCACCGCCTGCGCGCCCAACCGGCGCTTCCGCCCCGCCGCCGCTCGCGCTTCCGCCACCAAGGCCCCGACCGTCCCCGGCTTCGGGGCGGGCTTCTCATTCGAGAACACCGTCGGCGCGGGGCGGCTCATCAGGCCGTAGCGGAGCGCATCCGCGCCGTGGTCGTCGCCCTCGGTGTCCACGTCATCCGGCTTGTGCTCGTCGCTCACCAAGGCCGGGAGCGTCCGCACGAGGTATCCACACGCCGGGCTGATGACGAGCCACGGCTTCCCGTCCGGGGCCGGTTTCAGCCAGTGCCGGACCCGCTGCCAGCCGATTTCCCGGTCGTGGTTCGCCGGCTTCAGGGGCACGCCGTTCCGGGCGAACGTCTCGGCCATCGACTCCCCGATGTGGCCCGTCTTGTTGAACATCGCCGGGTCGGCGGCGGTATACCGGATCTGACAGCCGAGCATCGCCGTCTGCCGGCGGATCTCGGACGCTACGTCCGCCGCAATCGTCTGCCGGAACACGTATTCGTGGGCGACGTATAACCGCCCATCCGGCAAACAGGCCACCCAATAACAGACGCCGGGCGCGTTGTAGCCCCAGTCCAGGCAGCGGAACCACTGCACCTCGGGATCGACCGTGCCCAAGTCTTGCACATGCAAGTCGCGCCGGAACTCCCCGAAGAACTGCCCCGCGATGACGTCGAAGTCGCCGTCGAGCATCTGCCGGGCACGCTCCGGGCCGTAGCCCTGCAAGCGCCGGGCATACTTCGACCACGTGCCGTCCGGGTCCATGTAGTACGGGTTGTCCCAGAGCTTCGACGAGATGAACGCCCACTCCTCCGGGACATACCCCTCGTGCTCTTCCGGTCCGACCGCCCGGTCAATGAAGAACCGCTTGAGCCAGAGCGTCTGCGCGCCGCCAGGATTCGACAGGCACCGGAACATGCACAGGTCGCTCAAGGTGGACCGAAGACGCGACTGGACGCCCATCGCCTGCTTCTGCGTGAACGTCGCCGCCTCATCCAGATACACCGCTTCGTAGGCCGACGAGAGATACTGCTCCTCGTCCCCTTCGTTCTCGCAGTGCCCAAAGCGCAGCCAGGCGTCATCCTGCCCCTTGCGCTCGACGATCACCTTCCGCTCGTCCTTGAGATACCGGACAGGAATCCCCGCTTCCCGCATCCGCCCGACTTCCCGCTGGGCGTCATTGATGTGGTTATCCGTCAGCTCGGTAAACTTCCGGCGCAGGAGCAGCAGCTTCGACCCCGGCAACGTCAGCAGCCGCATGTAGGCGTCATGCCGGGCCGTATACGACTTGGCCCCGCCCGCCGCGCCGCCAAAGAACAGATTGGGCGTCGGGTTCAGGTGGAACTGCACCGCCCGAGGCGTCGGCGTGTAGAAGACCACCTTCTCGGCGCTCTTCCCCTTGCCCTTCGTCACCGCCAGCGTCAACGCCCGCCGCTGGTTCAGATACTCAATGATCTGCGGGTCCGTCCAGCCCTTCCCCCGCAGCCACGCCGCCCACCAGCCCTCCGACCACGTCGCCGCCGGGGGCCACGCCGTCTTGCCGGGCGGGAGTGGCACGCGGCGCTCATCCGTCACAGGCATACGCTCACAGGCGCGACACGCTTACCGCGAGGCATGAAAAGGGCTCCCCGAGTCCCACGTCACACGCCCACACGGCTCACGCCACATCGGCGGCGGATCACCAGCGTACGCCTGCATTTTCACGGGAGCCCACCGGCCACACTTGGGACAGACCGTCCGATCCCGCTCATTCAGCGGCACTCGCAAACACCACCCGCACGCCTGCACCGTGACGCGCATCACTCCCCCAGCCGCTCACGGCCCGACCGCACCGCGTCCCCAGCCGTAAACGTCACCACCCACGACGGCACCACCGGCGCACCACGCCCCCACTCCTCGGGAGACAACCGCCGCAACTCCACCGGACGCGGCGGCAACCACACCGGCTCCAGACTCCGCGTGAACTGCGCCCGCGCCCGCGCCAACGGATCGTTTTCGCTCATAGAAAATCCCCCGGCCACACTAGCACAGGCTACCGGCTAGGGTCCCCCGGCTGTCCCGTCGCCGACCCCCGCCCTGCCGCATGCCCTCTACGCTTGGGCTGTCATGCGCGTAGTGTCTGATAATGTGCGCTATGTCAACTGCGCTACTCGTCAAGCTCAGGCACGCTAACCACTGCGCCTTCAATCACTTGCGAGGATTGCGCCACGCCTGGTAATGCAATGCCGATGTTTATCGTCACGCCAGACGCGCCACTTTCGCCCTGTGCGGGCTGTTCAGACCAGTAGCCCCGGAAGCGCCGTCCCATGAGGGACGCAGCGGCTTTCCAGTCCTTCTCTCCGGCGCTTTGGACGGCCTGTAGGCGTCCATCTAGCCACGCAGCGGTGGCGGCCTTAGCCTGCGTGTAGAAACGCGCATAGACCGAATCCTGCCCGGCCTCGTGGTGGCTCTGCCCCGTGGTCATCCAGCGTTCGACGGTATCGACGTGGACGCCGGCGAGGTCTGCGGCGTGGGTGACGTAGTGACCGCGGCCGAGCGCTTCAATCACGAGCTGGGCTTTCTCGGGATAGGCGTCGAGTGTGCTCGGTCGGCCTGGACCTGGAGGACCGGCAGGCGTGAACCGCGCTGGGGTGGTAGTGGCGGTACGTGTCGTGACGGACAGGCTCGGCGTGTCGGTCGAGGTAGACCCAGTGTCCGTGTCGGGTTTTGGTGCTGGTGACAGCTGCGCCGCAGTCGGGGCAGCGGTCATCGGTGGTGTGGTAGAGCGTGCGGATCGTCGGGGCAATGCGTGGGACGTCCTATCGGAAGCGTTGACTACCGTATGAGGTATAGCTTAGCACACTGTGTCAAGCATCTGTCAAGCGTAGGGCGACTGCACACGGATGCAATTATTTTTGAGGGTATGCGTTTTAGGGATTGACATACATGCTTAGTGCGCTTACGATGTCCTCACGGTCGATGGAGACCGCGTTCACGCCGGGCGGAAACGCCAGAGAGCAGGACACATGGATACGCAGATTCTTTCCGACATCGACGCCCGTAACCGCGCCACGTCTGCGGCTGAAATCGTGACGTGGGCATCCGCGCCCGCCCGCTATGCGGGGTACGTGACGTTCGATCAGTCCAAGGCGGGCCGGCCATTCGTGGGGGAAGCCATCCGCCTCACGACGTGGATGGGCGACCTCCTCGGGACCGGCACCGTGACCGGCGTCTTTCGCAACAATCTCACCGGTTCTCGCACGGTAGCCATCCGCGTGCGCGCTACGAACGGCCAGACGTATACCGGGCGCTTCGGGGACGAATGGTCGCAGCTGTGCCGGGTCCGCCGCGCCTAGACGTTGCGTCGGCAGTCGGGATGCGTCTCGACTGCCGAGCGGAGCGCCTACCGCCTCCCACCACGCCGGCCCCTTTGGGGCAGAGAGCAGGAATCATGACGAAGAAAGAAGCCATCCGCCAGACGCACCAGGAACACACGCTGATGTCGCTGGGGTTTACCCGTGACGAGGCCGAATCCCTCCGCCGCATTTCGATCCGCCTCCGCTCATGGTTTGAGCGCGAGTGTGGGACCGATGGCGGCTGTATCGAACGCGACGAGGCAACGGACAGGCCCTACTGGATCAACAGCATAACCGGCCGGCGCTTCCCGATCCGCGACATGGAAACAGGGGCGCGCAAGCGTCTGGCGTTCATCATCAACGCTCGGAACGCCCGCGAGAGCTACCGCGACATCGCCACGAAGCCGGCCGGGCAGACCATTGCCGAGTATATCGGCGCTCGCAACCTGTCCGCCTACATCCAGACCGATCCGCGTGGCTGCGCGCTCTACGTCCTGCGCCCTGGCGACGTGCCCGAAGGCGCGGACCCGTCGGCCTACTACTCACGCGGGATTGCCGTTTACTAGGCCGGAGGCGAATCATGGATCTGAAAATCTGCCGTCTCTACCTCTCCCGTATCTACCCTGGCAGCGGTGACACGCGCTGGCACGCGTCCTTCTGCCGCGACTACGGCATCGGCCAAGTCTCTTTGCACGCGGGGATTGTGCGAATCGAAGTGTACTGGAACCTGTAGCACGTCCTAGCGCGCATCGGCCGGATCGCCCCCCCCCCCGAGAGGAGGCGATCCGGCTCGTCGTTTGTCCTCTCGTGAGGGTACCGCTATATCCTAGCGTTCGCTCGTCGTGAAGACGTGCGCGCCGATCCTGGCGCGTTGGCGGGGCCTCGTCTGCCCCGATAGAGGAGCAGTGTATGCCGTCGCTTATGCTTCGGGCGTTGTCGCCCGAATTGGTGGAACGTGTCCGCGCCTTTGCGCGTGGGCGTGGGCTGTCGCTCGTGGCGGGAGCCGTGGAGCTGCTAGAGGCTGGCCTAGAGCGCCGCCAGAGCCAATCGGCCGGCGGACAGGCGTTGCGGGATCAGACCCCGCCAGAGGTCCGCCAGGCGCGTGCGAGGGCGGCGGCGCGGGCACGCTGGGACGTCGCGCCAGATTGAAAAATCGCCCGGCCAAAAATCGGACCAAAAATTGGCCGTTTCCCTCCCCCTGCCTCAAAGTTTGGCGAGCTCGGCGGCGAGGGCGTCTCGCTCCCGCAGGGCGGCGGTGAGTTGGGCCACGATCGGGCTTTCCGCGCACGTCAGCGAGTGCTCCTTGAGCGCGTCCAGCGCCTGCGGAGGCGTCATGCCGTTCAGGTCGATCTTCACGAGGCAGAAGTGGCAGAACGTAACGCGCTTAGCCCGCAGGGCCGCGTCTCGCTCGGCGTGGGCGGCGGTGAGGGCGGCGGCGGCGTCCTCGTAGCGCACGAACGGCCCGTCAGGGCGCTCGGCGATTCTGGCGCACAGGTCGCCGTCTACCGGCTCGATGTTCCAGCGTGTCAGCGTCTCGGTCATGGTCTACCCCCGCGCCTCACCACGACCGCAACACCACTTGGTGTCCGCATCGTGGGCAGTTGATCCACTCGCACCCATCAGCCCCGCCCGTGTAGTCGGTGCCGTCTCGGCGCTGCATGTCTACCGGCGCGTATTCGAGACGGGCGGCACAGTGGCGGCACGTCGCCTGCTTCACCGCTTCGGGCGCCTCTCCGACGACCTTGACCGCCATGTCCCTACGCTCCTTCCCGTCGCCGCCAGATGAGGGGCTGGCCGTTGCGCTCGACAGCAGCAGCCCACTCAGGCATCGGGCCGCTGGCGGTGGTGCCTCTCGCGTCTGGAGCCTCGGGCGGCACGTTGTGCAACAGCAGCAGGCGCCCATCGACGGCCGTGACCGTCCATCGGTTGCCGAGCTTGCTGATGACCACGTCCCCGACCTGCACCGCCGGCATCGGCTCCCCCACCTGGACGGCGGGCGGGGCGGCGGACTTTCCGAGCGCGCACTTCCACCGTTCGCCCAGACCGTCCGGGCCTCGACATGTGCCGAGACAGGTGCAATCGCGGCGGGCATCAGCGGGCGGCGCGGCGAGACGCTTGGCCTGCTCCTGATGCGCAGGGCACATGACGGGCGGCATGTCGTAGCCCTTGCAGTGCTTGATGCACTCCCATGCAACCGCCGCGATGGCCTGAACGTCCGTCTCCTCGGCGGGCGGCGCGGCGGGCGCGCACAAGTGCCAACCCTCGGCATCGCAGTCAGCCCGTGGCGCGTGCTGCATTTCGCGCAACGCCTCGGCGGGCGGCGCGGCGGGTGGGGCGGGCGTCCCACGAAGCACCGACGACGTGACGCCGTGTCGCTCGCAGATGTCCAGAATCCGGCTAAGCGCCTGTTCTTTGCGCTCGATCATCCGCTCTGGCGTCTGAGGCGTGGCCTGATGCCCGAAGGCCAGTCCACGACGTGCCGACATCGCAATGTCGTCGAGCGCCACCAGCGCGGGCGGTGCCCCGGCGTCTGCGGGGGGCGCGGCCTTCAGCCGCTCAATCTCCTCGCGCTGCCGGTTGATGACGTCGAGCGCCTTGGCGTACTCGCGGTCGAGCGCCGTCGTGGCGCGTGGTCCGTCGAGCGTGTCTGCGGGGGGCGCGGCCACGCAATCCACCACCACGGGACCACACGCGGCAGACCCCTCCTCGTCGGCATCGTGCAGCCAGTCCTTCCCGCCACCCGTGTAGAGGCGCACGGAATCGAACGACTGCCCACAGGACGCACACCGCAAGCGATAGCGCGTGAGCCCGTCCGGGGCGTCTGCGGGGGGCGCGGCGCGCAGGGCGGCGATGACTTCGCGGATCGCTACATCGTCACGGTGCGCCTGTGGACTACGCTCGCACGTCGCGCAGTCTTCATCAGCAGCGCCGCTCTTGTAGCCGCTGCGCCGCACGTACTCCCCGCAGGTGTTGGGGCGCGCATCGTCCAGCTTCTCGATCATCGCGTCTCTCGTCATCGGGTCAGCCACGATCTGTCTCCTTGGGCGCGTCAGGCAGGGGCATCCAGTGGGTCAGTCTGGGCGCGTCTCCGCTGCGCCATCCGTCGCCCGCGTAGCGGTAGCATTCATGCGTAGGCGACCAATAGACAGCGCATGTCTCGTTGTTCCACGTCAGACCGACGAAGGCCGTGCCAGTCTTCGTCGCCGTCTCTATCGGTTGCCACGTCCCGCACGTCCGGCGCAGGGCGTCCGCCCCGGCGAGGCAGGCGCGGAGGGCGTCCAGAGCCACGACAAGAGCCGCGTGATCGTGCCGGTTGGACGCGAGAGCCTGAGCGAACACCGCCGCCGTCTCGGCCGCGTCCTCCTCTGACCGATTGCCCTCACGCCGCATCCAGTGGGAATCCGTGCGGAATTGGGCATCCAGCAGCGGCAGCATGCGCCGTTCAATTCTTTCTGCGGCTTTCCGCAGCGTCTCGTGGTCGCTCATGCGTCCTCCCCACAGCGGGCGAGCAGGGCGGCAAACTGGCCGACGAGGCACGTCGCCGTGTGGGGCAGCGCGCCGCAGTTCGAGCAGCCCCCGTTCTGTAAGTAGCTCGGGATACCCTCGCGGGCAATCTTGAGGGCTTCGCGGCCCGCGTCGAGTGTGAGCGCATCTGCCGGATCGAAGCGCTCGAGCTCCTTGGACATCTCCCGCAGCCGTCGCTCGACGGGCGTCTCCCCTGGTGTCGTCTCGCTCATCGCGTCCCACCATTGCCACACGAGGGCGGACCGACAGGCGTGTCCACGGGTTGACGAGGATTGCGCTCGTTTCGGATCGCGATCTCGATGCGCTCGACCGTGACCATGAGCCGACGCGAGATGTAGCGCATCTGCCGCACTAGATCGTCTACATCGTTGCTGTTGAATCCGCGCTCTTCGTCGTCCGACGTGATGTCAACGTCCATGGTTCACCTCACCCATTCGGCGCTCAACCTCGCGGCGCGCCTGACTGCGGCTCATGGCTAGAGCGCGGGCCACGGCGGCAATCTCGTGCGGCTTGGCCGGGCCGCGGAACACCACGTCACGACCGAGCGCGTGATCGCAAGCAATGACGAGGGCCGCATCATCCACCGCAACGGCATCAGCGCGCAGGGTATCGATACGCGAGTCGGCTTCAGCCTTAGCCGCGTCGTAACCCTGCAACCATCCGGCACGATTCGATGTGCCGTTGGGCGCGAGACGCGCAGCCCCGGCACACGCGGCTTGATGACCTTCAGCGAACGCACGCGGCGCAATTGGGATGTTGATCATAAAAGGATTCTACCCAACGCTCTTTAGCTTGTCAACATAAAAACGTTGGGTCGTGCTAAAATCTTTCCATGCCGACCGCCCGCCAGAAAGCCGCCGCCGCGATGGGCCGCGCCAAGACGCCCGCGAAGATCGCCGCCGCCCGCGAAAACGCTAAGAAGGCTGTAGCCGCCCGCATGGCCCAGACGCCCGAACAGCGACAGGCGCAGGCGCGCAAGGCGGGATTGGCCGCTGCCGCCCTACGACGCGCACAGAAGGACGCGCAGGGCTAGGCGGCGTATCGGTGCCGTTAGACATCCACTGCTCCCACTGAGTGCCGCACCGGGGGCAGACATGCACCTGCCGACCGTCAACAGTCGTCCCGACGTGCGCGTAGGCGTGGCCGTGTAAAAGGCACGGGTTCCAGAAGGTGACGTCGAACATGCTCATGCCCGTCCTCCCGCACGTGTCACCGCCGCATCCGCCGCCGCCCTGGTGGCGATGTCGCGCCAGAAACGGCCGTGCTGTGCGCGCTCTCGCGCTTCCCGCATGCGCTTGGCGAGACTGTCGCGCTTCGCCGCTAGCTCGTCATCGATGACGCTCGCGAACGCCGCGCCGACCTCGGCCAGACTGAGCGTGCTGTCGGGTAGTTTCTTCATGCCGTCACCAGCCTCGTCCGGCGCAGCCGCCGCACATAGCGGCGAAGCTCGTAGGGCCATGAGTCCTCGTGCCACTTCTGGGCGAGTGCCGCCCGGATGCGTTCACGGCGCAGCAGGGGCGCGGTGAGAGGGGGATACTCGCCGGTCACTGGAGCCACCGCCCAAGCTGCTCGACAACGACCACGCGCGGGGCGACGATGACCTTGACCGCGTGCAGTGCATTAACGAACGCGGCAAACACCAAGCCCGCCACCATAATCGCAACAAGCGCCGAGGCGATGTTGTAGTCCAGCGTGTCAAGCCTGACCGACCAGTCCTTACTCGCCGCGCACTCCGCGTGCTTGGCGCGCAGCATTCGCAGTCCAAGCGCGCACGGAACAACAGCCAGCAGAGCCAGCACCATCCACGCCGCCGACTCCGCCAGTTGCCAGCTCAACCACTCCTGCACCAATAGTGGAGCCTGTTCCGCCGACCACTGCCCGGCCGCTTTGGTGGCGGAAATCGCCTGCTGCACGAACTCGTTCAGCGCGTTTTTCGTTGCTTCGTCCATCGCTCCCCCTTTACCGCACTTCCACCACGTCCACGCCGTACTCGGCCGCGACGTGCTTCTTCTTCCATCGATACATGGGCGTCAGCACGCCCTTCACGTCTTCCACGACCGTCTCGCCGTCCTTTGTCACATAGCGGAAGTCGGCGCGATACTCGCCCAGCTTCCAGCCGTTGACGTGCAGCCGGTAGCGCGGTTGCAGCTCCAGCCAGCGAATCTCCCCGGCACGCTGGAGGAGCAGCAGTTCCTGGTAGCGTCGGGCTTCGGCTTTCGAGGCGAAGCGGATGCCGTCGATGACCGTGGGCACCGCGTGGTATTTGCTCACGCCAGCCTCACGCTCTGCCCGAGATCCGCCCGGCGCGTGCCCGGCGTGGCGTGCTGCGCGTCGGCTTCCCCCAGCGCCTCGGCTATGCCCTTGCGCCGCCCGGAGACGTAACCCCGCATAAACGCTTTCTGTTCGAGCTGCATCACGACGGCCAGCAGATCGCGCTTCGTCTTGCACGCCAGCACGGCTTCGCGACCCTTCACGAGTCGCGTGTCGCCGCTGGACTTGCCGCCTTTCCGGCCGGCCTCTCGCGTGTCCATCTAGTCCTCCCCCCGCTCGAACCACGACGGCACCGCCTGCGGGCCGATGCGAGCCCAACTACTCGGTAACACCCGCGCTGGCCGTGGCGCGTCTTCCGTGCTCGGCCGGATGTGCAGCGTCGTATCCGCGCACGCGAGACACCACGTCATGCCGGTGATGTCGCCCTGGTAGATCGTCTCCCCCGCTGGCGGCACCTTCCTACAGGCGTTGCATGGGCGACGGCCGAGGCTGGCGATGAAGGGCATCTAGTACCAACTCCAGCGGTCGCCCATGCGGCGCGGATATGACGTGTCGTCATGGTCCCGGCGCAGCAGTTGCCGCATCTTGCCGCGCAGCTTCCGCGCCCACAGACGCTTAATCCACGGCTGCGGTCCGTCCGCTTGAAACCCTCTCGGTCTACGCCGTAACCACGGGAACTTCGCCAACATCGCCCAGTGCGCCCGGTTGCCCATTAGCTCGCCGCTCGCTTCCGCGCTTCCCACTCCTCCGCCCGCCGCTCCCGTTCCGCGATGCGCGCCTTCTCCTCCGCCCGCAGCGCCGCCCGGTGCGCGTCCTCCTGCGCCGCCGCCACCGCCACCGGGTTCTCGTCCTCCCAGCGGCACTCCAGCAGCCACTTGTTCGGATCGGGCAGATACTGCGGCCCGCCGTAGAACGTCCGCTGCCACGCGATCGTGTCGAGCATCCGCGCCAGCAACTGCCCGTCCCCGTTGTGGTGCTGCACCGCCCAGCGGAACGCATCCGCCGCCGCTTGCCGCTTCACCCGCTTCGGCCAGGCGCTCCAGAACCGCTCGAAGTCCGTCACGACTTGAACACCGCCAGCAGCGCCGCCACCGCGCCAATCGCCTTGGCGTCTGCACGATCAGCCGCCTCAGACCAGAAATTCTGATTGCTGTGCCGGATCTCGGCCGTGCGCGCTTTCCGCTGCGCTCGCATCGCGTTGAACGCGTTGGCAATGGCGTCGGCTTTCGTCTCGTCTGTCATCGGGTTTCTCCTTTCCGATCTCTCAATTCCATCTTCAAAACAACAAGACACACGTTCCCCGCGCTCCCTCCCTCGCCTCCTTCTCTCCCTCCCTCAAGGGCAGTATTAGGAAGATCAAGATCTTCCGTTCCTGCTTCAGCCGCTTGCGCGTCTGCCCTCTCGGTCGGTCGGTCAGTCGTCTCGGTCAGTCACTACGATCACGAGCCTGCGTATGCTGATTCCACGAGGGATCGTCTCGTGGCCCGCCGCCTGCGCCTCAGGCCCCCACATACGCCGACCCGGCGACACGTTCAACCGGCTGACCCGGCCTTCATGTCGCGGTGTGGAGACTTACAAACTGTCGATTGCCCCGGCCTCCACGGCGGGCTCCACGGGTTGGTAGAACGCTCGCCAGGGTGTGTGGAGGACACCTTTTCGACCGGCCGGGTCTAGGCGAGCGCGAGAGTGAATATTAGTAAAGCATAAGCGCCCCGCGCTTGCAAGCGTAATCGTGAAACGACTACGGCCGGAACACGATCACCATCGACGGGAACGGCGCACCAGCCGCCGCGCCGCCGAACTTCAGCCGCCCCTTGACGAAGCGGACCTCGATACTTAGGCGGGGCCGGTGAGTCTGGGCGTCCCAGACGTGCTCATGGAACCAGCGGGTATCCGTGCGACTCGGCACCAGCATGACCGTCAGCACGCCCCGTACGCGCTCCTGTGCGGCCTTGGCGACGAACTCCCGGCACTTGCTGTAAGGCGGGTTGCACCAGTGCGGCCCGCCAAACCAGTTACCGGCTAATGCGTCTCCGTAGCATGGCCTCGACGACAGCCCGCCCCTGTCCAGCCCGTAGTAGGCGGCGCACTTGTTCGTTTCCCGTGTCGCCGCCGCGTCAATCTGGAACCCGAATTCCGCGTGCAGCGCGTCGTAGAACTCCTGCGGCGTGCTCCACTCGTCCGACGCTTTCGAAAACATCAAGGTGCTGTTCATGGTTGGGTCTCTCTCGTGCCGCGCCTGAACGACGGAGGACGGGGCCAGCGCCTACCGGCGGGGTCTGCGGTCCATCCGGAAACCGCACACGCGCCACCGGGATCTCAGCGATGACAGGCCCCTTGCACGGACCTACTCGCCGCCCTCCGTCGATCAGAAACTGCCGGGGTTCCGCCACGCGCCCCGGCCCCGCGCTCTACTCCACGCCGCAACACACGGCGCTTCTGGCGACCCGCCCGCGCCCCCTCTCTCAGAGATGCGCGGGGAGGGGTTAGTTAGAACGGCTCGGACCAGCCGAACGAAAACCACGGCCGGTGTAACGAAATCCGCATCTGAAACTCCACGCGCCCGTCCCCGCCGTCAGGGCCGACCAACATCCGCAGATAGCCTGCGTGCTGTAGCCCGTGATGCCGAGCACACCCGGTCACGTAGTCGCTGCGCTGCCAGCTCCTGAGCCCCGTGGGGTCGCCGCCGAGACCCTTGTGGTGGACGTGCATGGCGTGGAGCGCCTGCGTGCGGTCACATCCAGGCATCCGGCACTTCCGCCCATCGCGCATCTTCGCGGCGTCCTTTGCCGCCTTCTCGCGGGTGTCCGCTAGCCGACGCCGGGCACGCCGCATCCGCTGGGCGTCGCCCTTCCGGGGCTTGGGGAGCATGTGCGCGGGCATTAGTCGCGCCCCTTGATCGCGTTGGCTATGTTCGTCAAGCCGTTGTTAATAAACACGCCCAGTAAGACACATCCCACGATGAACGCCAGCCCGCTCACGCGCCCTCCTTCGGGGTGTAGCCCGTGCAGCCGAACCAGTCCGGCCTCGTGATCGCCATCGGACGCCCCTGCTGGTAGCTTGGGTGGTTCCGGTCCTCGGGCAAGCACAAGCCGTCAACCAGCCACCGGCACGTCCCGCAGGTGCCGAGCGCGGCCCGCAGGGCGTCGGCCACGGTCCCGGCCTGCTCGTAGCCGTAGCTCGGCACCACATCGGCCGGATCGTCCTCACGCGCAGACGCCAACACGATCTCCAACGTCGCCCGCTGTGCTGCCGTCATGCCGCCTCCTCATGTTCGTTCGGGGCCGGGATATACAGCCCCAGAAACGTGTGCGACCAGTGCCGCACGCTGTCCACGTATTCCCAGAAGTCCTCGGAGCCGGTGCGCGTGGACCGCACGATCACCAGCCCCGTGCTTAGGTCTTCCCGGCTCCTGAATTTCGATTTCATCGCGTCGTGGATCTCGTCCACCGTGTAGCCTAGGTGCCGCGCAATGAGCTTGTAGACCACGCCGAACAGGTAGCGGTTGGCCTGCGACGAGCGGCCCTTCGGCTCGAACTCAGAGCCGCAGTGGGGGCAGACGATCACGGCTTGGCCTTCGTTCGCAGGATGAGGCTACGGTCGCCATCGTCGCCGTAGCCGGACTGCCGCTTCCATCGCGTCCATCCGCCCACGCAGTTGTAAAACTGGCCGCGATAGATTTCCGTCTCGACGGCCCCGCGCTCCTCGAACGACTTGATGGCGTCCTCTTCCCACTGGTTCTCGGGGGTCAGCACAAGCTGCACCACGCCGTCCTTGATGTAGACCGCCGTTGTCATCGCCCCGCCTCCCGCATCTGCCGCCGATACGCCTCGCCGCCCTGCCAGTCGTCGCCGCCGTGCCACGCGGACAGCTCACGCTCAAACGCGGCGAAGTTGCGTTCGGCCTGGTAGGCGTCCCAGCAAACCATGCACCACGCCTCGCCCTCGTCATCCACGAACGCCACGGGCTCGCCGCAGAGATCGCACGCGTCGATGTGGCACAGGCCACACGTCGGGCTGTCGCACTCGTCGCCGGTCATGGCTGCGCCATCCTGTTGCAGCGAGCGCACCCTAGCCCCTCCATGCGCCACGCCTCGCAGTCGTGACGCTCTGGCTTGGCCGACAAGCCCTCGTGCGCCACGCTGAACCCCGCCGCCCGCAACGCCTGCTCGAACAGGTTGAGCATGTCGGGCACCGTCGCCGTTTCGGCAAACGTGAACGACACCTCGGCGCGCTGCGAGAATCCGTCGTCCTGCGACTCCTCGAACGTCACGGTGGCCTTGGTCATGCCGCCACCGGCCTCGGCCTGAGCACGCCCAACCGCTCCGCAAGCTGACGGGTCAGGCGCACGTCACTGGCGCAGTGAGCCGTCACGGCGTCCCAGTTGGCATCCGCTACGAGCTGCGCGATCTCCTTGCCACTGAACGCGTCGTCCGTGTTCAAGCCAAAGCGCCGCGCATACCACCCCAACGAGCGCGCCGGAATAGCCCCGTTGAACGTCAGGATCTGCATCAGGTCCGGGTGCGGGCTGCGATACTTGTCCACGTTCAGGACCGGAGCCGTCACGCCCAGCATCCGCGAGCGCGCCATCAGCACGAGAAGGTCAAAACTTCTGCCGTTGAACGTCACGAGGTGCGTCACGCTGCCCCGGCTGTCCACCACGCGTTCCCAGAACTCGCGGAGCACCGTCGCCTCGCGGGCCTCGCTGTTGCAGATGGCGACGTGTTCGATCTCGTCGGTTTCCTCGCACCAGCCCAGCGCCACGATGCGCGCCGTCCACGGGTAGAGCGCCGCCTTGTCGAGCTGCGCCTTCTGAGCCTCTGCGATGTAGGCCGCGATCTTGGCCTCGTCCTTGTAGTTGGCTGGGGCGGACACGGGCTCCACGAGGGAGCCCGCGCCGTCAATCGCCACCGTCTCCAGATCGATGACCATCGCCATGACTAGAAGGGGATCGAGTCTTCCGTGATCGTCTCGACGTAGGCGCGCTCGGGCGGCACCTCGTCGTGGTTGCTGTCGCTCTGGTCATCGCGCTCGCACACGCGGATGTAGTCCGGCGAGGGGGTCATCTTCGACATCCCCTTGAGCAGCGGCATCACGCTCATCACGTTGGCGTAGGTCTTGTCGCCCTTCGTGTTGTGCTGCACGCTGATGAGGCAGTTCGCGCCGATGACCGTCTCGACGTCGAAGCGCCGCTCCTCGTCGGGCGTGAACGGACGCCCGCGCCACGATTCCAGGTCGTGCCGCAGGCTGGCTTTCTCGTTCAGGCTCAGCGTGTACCGCTTGAACACCAGGAACGGTTTGCCGTCGTCCCGCGTCTCCGCGATCTGCCACGCAATGTCGATCTTGGCCTGCGTGGTGCCGGGCTTGAACGGGTTGGGCTGCTGGCCCTTGTCGATGACATCGACGCAGACCGCCTGATGGGTGCCGGCCGGAGCCGGGGTGAAACTGGTGCCGCTGCCGGCACTCGCATAAATCGGCATGATCTCTACGCCCCCTTCTGGAATCTCGCGGACATGGCCGCGCCCATCTGCTCGTCGTCCTCTGGCGTGCTGCGCTGCCAGAACTCGTGTTCCTCGTCGTCCCGCGCCTCGTCGAAGCACGGGCCGCAGCTCTCCGCCCGCTGGCCGTGGCGCGAGCACCACTCGGCGGGCTCCACCTCCCCTTCGCGTGGGTCGTAGCTGAGCACCCAGCGGTCACTCATGGCTGCTCCCCTTCACGGCCGACAGCGCCAGCCGTGCGATGTTCTCGATCTGGGCCAGCCGTTCCTGCGACAAGCTGGCCCACGCTTCCCCGTTCAGGTCGGCCAGATGAAACACGAGGCCAGTGATGTCGCTCTCGGCGCGCTCCACGCGCATCGGTAGGACTTTCGCGCTCATCGCTTCGCCTCGTGCAGCTTGATCGCGGTGACGATGACGTTCGCCGCCAAACCAGCCGCCGAGTACCAGAACAGCGCCGTTGCCGCGTGTTCCGGCCGGCACACGCTCAACCAGAGGAAGCCCGCAGTGATTACCATCCCGAACATGGGCGTCATCCGATCACCTGTGCCCGTCCCGTCGAGAACCCGCGCCGCCGCGCCGGGGTGCCGACCATGTAGTCCACCGTCTGCAAGCCGCCCAGCAGCTTGTTGATCTCCGCTTCCCGCTCCAGCCACTCGGGCGCTTTGGCCGCGACGGCGCGCATGAACGCGTCCCGGTCACGCTGCACCAGCGGCTCGGCCCACCACGTCGTGCCGTAGAGACTCGCCATGTCACTCCCCCCGCAGCGCCCGCATCTGCGCGTTGCGCTTCATCTGCGCGTCCCACTCGGCGTCGAACGCACGGAAGCCGAGTTCCACGAACACCGCTGCAATCAGCAGCACGAACAGCCACGCGAACACGCTACGCATCACCACACCGCCTTGATGGCGACCACGACGAGATCGGTAATCACGTTCCACGCCGTGAGCGCGACGAGAAACCCGAGAAACCCCTCCCCTGACCAGTCGTGGCCGAAGACGCGCCAGAAGTGCATCCACCCATCACCGAACGTCCGCATCACTGCCCCCCGACTCTGGCGACCAGCACCGCCACCGCCACCACCGCGCCCAGCACAAGCGCCAGCGCCATCAGCCCCACCGCCACTACCACCGCGCCGCCGTCGTTCTCGTCGTCCGGCTTCCGTTCAGTCATGACGCCCTCCCCTCTCGCCACACCGCCCGCTCCTCCGCCCGCAACCGAACCTGCCGCGTGGCCGCGCTGGTTCTGGCCAAGGACAACTCACGCTTAATGGCGCGCTCCGCCTCGCGGCATACGGCACAAACAGCAGAACGGCTAGAAATGGGCGCGGGGCGACTACCGCAGGTCAAGCACAGACGGCGCGGAGGACCACCACGCCAGCGGCCCTTTGCTACTGCGTCGCGCAGGTTGTCGCGCTGCGTGCCAAGCGACAGGTGCGCCGGGTTGACGCAGGCGGGCGTGTCGCACGCGTGCATCACGACGTAGCGCGGCAGGCCAGCGGGGATGTCGCTACCCGTGGCGAGCACATACGCCACGCGATGCGCAAACTCTGTGTGCTGGCGACCGTCGTGATGACGGCCGAGATTGAACATGCCGTAGCCCTGGCGGAACGTTGCGCCAGTCCAGAGCCAGCATTGCCCTTCTTTGCGCTCGTATTTCGCGTGGAACCGTGCTACAGTCCTCGGCGAAATATCACGCCTCGTCAATCCGCGGAACGCCCTAGCACGAGGGCGGCTATTATCACTTACCGCGTAGATGACATCAGATTTATTATCGGACCTTGTGTTTGTCACGAGCGATCACCCGTCTCGTTTCGAGACACCCGTGAATCGTATCGCGTGACGTCAACTTTCGGCCACGCGACAAGGTTTTCCACAGGCACGCCCGTGACTTTGCTCAGGGCAAGCGCCTTAATCAGCGAGCACTGACGCGATCCACGCAGAATCATCGACAGGTGCGCTTGCCCCAGCCCGGCCATACGGGCGAGCTGCCCTTGATTGACGCCGTTGCGGTCCATCCAGTCTTGCAGGCTCGTGGGAGCCGGTCGCTTACGCATGAAATGAAGTATTTCACGCGCTGCGAATTCACGTCAAGCAAAATTTAGTGGACGCGGCCCGTCACTGTTGGCGAGGCTTACAGGCGTGAAACGCACACTCGCGGAACGAGCGGCGGAATCGATCAAGGCGTTATGGGAGCGGCGAGCATTCACCCAGGTGGCGCTTGCCAAGCGCACGGGGCTGTGGCAGTCCGTGGTGAATCGCATCATTCACGGCCAACAGCCCGTCACCCTCGACGTCATCGAAGCCGTGGGCGAGTTGTGCGGGATCGACCCTGCTGAACTGCTGGCCGATGCAGGGTCTGGCGTGAAGGTCTTGAATCCGGCCGAAGCGGAACTGCTGCGCTACGTCAGGGCGTGGCCCGTTTCGACCCGCGAAGCGTTGATCGTGTTCCTCCGGTTTTTCGCGAACGAGCCGCCCGTGGACGCGCAGTTGCGGCGGGCGCTGGAATACCTGCGGGAGATGGGGAAAGGCGAGCGCGACCGCGCCGTCGCTTACCTGCTGCTGTTGCACGAAGGAGGTCTAAGCCCAGACGTGCGTATAGCACTCGGACTGCCGGCGACAGACGACGAGCGACAGAAGCGATCACGGACAACGGCGAAGCCATAAGTGGGGGGGGCCTCCAGACGCCGCCAGTTGTCTCACGGCCGTGCTGTGAACACAAGCGTAAACCGCCTTAAAAAAGGCCAATTTGGGTCCGTCTATGAGTGGCAAGCTCGGCAATAAAATACGCGCCAAGATACGCATTTTGCGCCGCACGCAGGGCGTGTCCCAACAAGACATCGCGGCACACATGGGCTGGCTACAGCCCACCGTGTCCAAGTATTTGCTGGGCAAACACAACACCGACATCGACTCGCTCGACCGACTGGCGCGGCTGTTCGGCACGAGCCTTGTCGAGATTCTGTCGGACGCCACGCCGAACCGCGACGAAGAGTTTGAATCGCTCTACGCGTCGTATCGGCGGATCGACGCAACGGGCCGACGCGCTTTCCGCGACCTGGTGCAGCGGCTTTCGGACCTTCATCCACGGGACTAAGGAGCACATCATGGACAAGACGACCAAGCGGCTGCTGGCGGCGATTGCACTCGGACTCTGGGCGAACGTGGCGTCAACCTGGATGACTGCGCCCGTGTCGGCACAGAGCCGCAGCTACGACGATATGCTGTTGCAGAAAATCGCCAACCGCATCAGCGACCTCGCGGACGGGATGTGTCTGAACAAGAAGCTGTGCTAGGGGTTCCGCCGCCGCAGTTCCACGTCTGTGAGAAAGTGCGGGTGCCGCGCCGCCATGCACTTCTCGTTCGCATCGCAGAGGTGCGGGTGCGTGAAGATCGCGCCGCACTTACAGGGCGTCAGGTTGCTGCGCCGCTCGTCGTAGGTGGGACGAGGTATCGTGGCCATGGGAGTTATCGTGGCCGCGTTAACGGGCTGTTCATTAGTAATGAACGCGGCTGGCGCGTGGTAGCTCGCCCAGAGCGCGGCATACATCGCCAAGTCCGTGCGCGTGTCCTGAATACTCTCGTGGTTCGGAGTTTTCTGCGCCCTCGTCAGTTCGCGCAGGCGCGCCAGCTTCACGCCGATGAGGGACGCGAACACGGCATCGACGCCCGAGAACCCCGCCGCGACCTGGGCGGCTTCCTCAAAGTTGCTGTAGGGGTTGGCGTCAGACGCGTAGTCCGCGTTTTTCTTGTCATGAAGCGCATTCATCTGCGCCGTCAAGGTGGCAAACTTCGGGTTTCTCATGCTACAGTCCGATCCCGCGCCGCAGTAGCTCAGTTGGTAGAGCACCTGATTCGTAATCAGGGGGTCGCCGGTTCAAGTCCGGCCTGCGGCTCCACCGCCCTACTCGATTTCCACCTTGACCGGTCGTCGCCGCTTCGCCACGCGCCGATACGCCCGGTACCACAGCCGCCGCTCCTCGTCGCTCATGGCTGTCACCAGCCGCCGCGCCGTGTCGCTCACGCGCTTCTCGCCCCAGCGCGGATACCGGCGGTGCAACAACTCGTGCAGCAGCGTGTCCACGACGTTTGGGGCGGGGTCCACGTAGACCGCGCCGCTGGCGGGTTCGTAGAGCCCTTCCACGAGTTCGCCGTCGCTGTGAATCTCGGCCTGATACACCTTGCCGTTGGCAAACTCGGTACGCAGTTCCGCCATCAGGGCGTTGAACGTCTCGGCCTTGATGGTCCTCACACGCCCCTCGTGCTCTTGCGCTTCCTTAGGTGCGTCAGGAACTCCGCCCCGGTCTCCACGTCGTGGAAGATCGTCACGAGCCGCGTCGAGTCATCCGCCGCGTCTGGCTGGATCACCGCAATCGGGCACGGGCTGATCGACTGGTTCGGCAGGCCCTTCTCGTCCGCGTAGCGGTCGTAGGTCTTGTAGCTCGACACCCGCAGGCAGTGGCTCAGCAGCCCCGAGGAGGGGTCACGGACGATCTGATAGCCGCCCTGGTGCGTGTGCCCGGCGACGAGCAGATGGTCGCGCCAGCCGCCCTGCGCGGCCTTCGCCACGCCGTGCGCCGTGTTCCACTGCGACCGCCCAGAGAAGTCGTGGCGAGCGTTCAGGCGAATCACGCGGCCCTTCGGCGTCGTCAACCCCAGCCGCATCCCGTTGGCCTCATAGGACACGCGGGCCTGCTTCGCCATCCACTTGATCGGGTCGCCGTCGCCCGACCACAGATCGTGGTTGCCGCCAATCAGGAACAGCCACGGCACGGCCCGGATGAACCACTCCACGAGCACCCACGATTCCGCCGCGCTCGTGGACTGCTGGCCATAGAGCCGCGCCAGCCGCCCGATCCAGTTGTTCGAGTAGTCGCCCACGTTCCCGGCGAGCATCCCTTCCGTCTTGTTGATCAGGCGGATGTGCTCTTCGATGAGCGCGATGTCTGTCCCGTTGTCGTCGAGGTGCGGGTCGCCGCCGAGCGCCAGCCCGAACGGGCCGTCAATCTTGACCCTCACCGGCACCAGTGTGCGGGCTTCCTTCGCCGCCGCCTTGCGGGCGAACTGCTGCCGCCGCCGCTCCAGAAGTTCCGCCGCCGTGGGCAGCTCGGACGGCAGCTCGTCTACCTCAAAGTCACGCGGCTCGTCGATCTTCATGAGCCGCGCTTTCCTCACGCGGCTGTCGAACGTGTTGCGGGGGATGCCGAGGGCTGCTGCCGCGTCTGTGATGGTGCCGTAGACCGCCAGGGCGTCGAGGGCTTCTCGGCCCTGCGCCTCCGTCATTGCGCTATTCGCCATAATGGATTCGCAACTCTACGTAAAGGCGGCACGGCCCGAGGTATTCGGGATGTGCCTGACTACACAGCGGCTGGTCGTGCGGCGGCTCGTGGTGCGGGCAGGACGCCGACGCGAGCACGAGCGCCAGCGCCAGCATCCGCATCGCATCACCGCACGCCGAGCAGTAACATCCGGTGCGGACTCCCCGACGCGAAATAGCGCGCCGGTTCCAGATCCGCCGATGACAGCCCCGTGATCACGCCGGTATTCCCCGCCGCCGAGTCGGGCACGTTCGTCGTGCCGTTCGCGCCCGGCAACCACCAGACCGAAGGGCTGTTCTGATAGGTGCCGTTCCAGATCGCGTTCACGTCGCTGTCCGACAGCCGCGACGGGAACAGCGCATGGAACCCGATCCGCCCGCGCACCCAGCGCGTCGTCGTCACCTTCGAGTTGCCCACCGTGACAGACCCCGCCGTCGTGCCGGCCGACCCGCTGCCGACCGTCTGCGTCGTGTAGGCCGAGGGCGCGGCGGGCTGCGTGGACTCATCGCCCAACCAGATCGACTGGTCCGCGTTCGCCCCCGCCGTGTCCCACCGGCAGACGAGGCACAGCCACTTGTTCAGGCCATACACGGTGTAGTTGGCGGCGTTCGCTTGTAGGAGAATCGATGTCGCGCCGCCGCCGCGCTCGCGCTCTGCGAGGAAGTAGTCACCGACCTGATCCGCACGCCACGCCATCTCTAGGTAGCCCGTGCCGAGCCCGTCGCCGTCGTAGCTGTAGATGGTCTGGCGCGTGGTGTCCGACGACGACTGAAACCACGTCACCGTGGTCCCGGCCGTGGGCACGGAGAGGTTCGACGTGCTTTCGAACTTGTCGCCGTCCGCGTCGTAGAGCAGGCTCATTTACCGCGTCACCGTCGCCGTGCAGCCCCGCGAGTCCGTAATCACAAGGCGTGTGGGGTTGTGCTCGAATGTGGCGCTCTGGAGCGTCACCACGACGCCCGCCACGCTGAACGTGAATCGCCCGGAGCGCGTGCCTTCGGCGGAGCCCGGCCACGCCACGCCCGTCACCACGAGCGGCGCCACCACGCACTGGTCTGGCGGCGGAGGCGGAGGGGGAGGTGGAGGCGGCGGAGGCGGGGGCGTCACCACGCCGCCCTGCGTCATCGTGCCGTCACGCATCGAGCCCGAGCCGCCCGTGCCCGCGTCGGTGAAGATTTCGATCTCGTCCCAGTAGACGTGATTGAGCGCGTCGTGCTCCCAGCCGGGATTGTTCGACCACTGGCTCATGAACGTCGCCATGCTGCTGATGGCGAACGCGCCCGACCACTCCCGCAGGAGCGTGTCATTCAGCCACAGCCGCACCAGCGTGGGTGACGTGTAGATGCGGAGGCGCGTCCAGCCGTCGCGGCACTGCGCCGCCGCCACGCCGCCCCAATACGACGCGTGGTTGCTCACGCCCATCCAGATCGTGGCCGGGCTGTTCTCGAACTGGCACGAGACGATGATCTCGTTGGCCGAGCCGTAGCCCACGCGCATCAGCTTGGACCCCGCCCTGGCGTCCACGTTGGCATCCACGCGGAACCACGCAGAGATGAGGCGTTCCGACGTCATCGGCACCGACGCAAGCTCTAGCTCCCGTGTTTTGGCCGAGTCCTGCCAGCCGAGCGTGCCGTCCCACCCGCATTCGAGCGCCGAGCCGTTGCGATGCGGCACGCCGTCGCGGCTGGTCGTGGTCACGCGGCAGTCGGTCGTGGCCCCGCTGCTGCCGTCGCCGGGCTCGTAGAACACGCGGCCCTGCGCATAGCCCATCGCGGGCCACAGCGCGAGCACCAGCGCAGCGAATTGCAGTGCCGCCCGAGAGCTTCCGCTGCCCGCCGCTGAATTGCGACGGGGAACGGTCCCAGCCTCTGGTGACGGCACCGCAAACGAATGCGAGCAGCAGTTGCAGAACCACTGCTCGCCCTTGACGCGCTCGACGTGGCGCGCTGAATCACATTTTGGGCAGTCGATGAACGCGCTAGTTGGGTCGAACATCGGCCGCTTTCTCCTTGCGCTTCTTGACCGTTTCCAGACTCTGCTCCGCAATCTTCTCGAACAGCCACGGCACGACCTTCGCCGCGATCTTGCGCCACGGGATCTTGATGCGGAGCTTCACGGCCGCTCCTTTGTGGGCACGTAGGCCGCACGAATCAGCAGCCCAGACGCCGCCGCCGCCTTCAGCACGAGCTTGACGTTGAGCAAGTCCGACCACTGCTGCACCTCGGACTCAAAGCCGCCGATGATGCCGAGCAGACCAGCCAGCAAGAGCCAGTGTTCGCCGCGCATTAGTTGGCCTTGCCCTTTCGCGTGTCCGGCCCCGCGTCCACGACTTCGACCAGCTCGCCCAGCACTTCGAGCGGCTGCATCGGGTAGTCCATCGCCGCCGCCCGCGCCTCGTCGAGCGAATCAGCCGTCAGCGTCGGCCCCGCCCACTGCGTGCCGTCGATGTGCGTGTATTCCGTGAGAAAGTTCGGCATTACTTCGGCTCCAGCCGCACGCGACGGCCAAAGAAGCTCCCCTCGTAGGGCGGGAACGTGGGCGCGCTCGACGCGGGCAGGTTGGCGATCTGCTTCTTGATGTCGCTGGCGCGGATCGCCGCCTGCGTGGACTCATGCGCGGCCGTGGACGCCTCTGAGTGCGCCGCATCGACTGACGCACGCACAACCGCCAGTTCGGCCTTGATCTCACTGATCGCTGTCAGCAGCGCATCGAGCCGCTTCGTGATGGCCGAGAGATCCGGGGCCGGGGGCGTCGGAGGGGGCGCGGGAAGGGGGGTTCCGCCGCCGCCACTGCTCGAATCGCCCACCGGCACCGGCTTGACCCACGCCGCGTGCGGGCGCGGGGTCGCTGGTCCTGCGGGTCCCCACTGCGGAGTGGGATTGGGTCCACCTGCGCCGCCGATCACATCGAGCACCGTCACGGGCACATTGCCGCGTGTCGGGTCCACGTCACCGAGGGCCGAAAAGCCGTCGAAACAGATCGCGTCGTCCGAGATGTCGTCTGGATTGCCGCGCTTGCCCACAAGGCCGAACCGCGGATCGACCGTCGAGTGCAGCACCCACGCCAGACGACGAATGAAGGCTTCCGTCTCGGGACCGCCGCCGCTCGGACGGTGCGCGCTCCACCACTCCTGCGGGAACTTCGCCGCCAAGTCCTCGACGATGTGCTTACAATTCGGGATCGACATCACTTCACCCCAATCGACCGCTCCACGGCGGCGCGCAGCGGCAGGTTCTCCAGCCCGGTCATCCCTAGCACTGGCCGGTCTTTCCAGGTGAACGCCATCATCGCGGCGTAGCGCGGACGCGCCAGCACCTGCGCATACGCCGCGATCATTGATTCCGTCAGCGGCGCGTAGCCTTCCTGCGCGAAATACTGCGGAATCAGGATGAGCGGGTGCGTCGTGGACTGCTCGCTATACGCCAGCGGGCCGAGCACGAACGACTGGAAGTCGCCACCCTTCGGCGCATACGGGTCGAGCGCCACATAGTCGGTATGCGCCGGGACGGGGCGGAAGCCCGCGCCGGGCGGTCCCGCAATCGTCGTGATCCAGATCACCGGCAGGCCGAGCACCGCCTTGGCGGCGGCGTGCTGCTTGCCGAGCCAGTCATGGATGATGGCGGTCCCGTCGAGGTTGTTCGGCACCAGCCCGTAGTGCGAGAAGGCCCCGTGCAGCCACTGCTCATACCACTCCTCGCCCACGTTGAACGCGATCACGTAGGGGAGCAGGCCGGTCGCCGCCAGTCGCGCCTTGACACGCTCGGCGTGCGGGCCGATGGGCGTGGCAGGATGCTCGTGGTGGCCCATGCTGAGCACCCACAGGAAGCCCCGCGCCCGGCTCATCGCCGCTGCCTCACGGAAGCGGTCATCGGACACCGTATCCGTGATGGTGCCGAAGGACGCCCACGCGGGCGGATTGGTGCCGGGATCGAACAGCCCGACAGGCTTCTGCGCCTCGGCCACCCCAGCCAGAAGAAGGAGACTAACGCTTACCCCCGCAAGCGTGATACGCATGGCGCGAAGCATAGCACAAAAGGCGCTAACCGCTTACCGCTTTCCATCATGACGGCCAGCCGCTCCGCTCTGGCCCCCACCTGGGACGCCCACAGGGACTCGCGCATCCCCTGCGCCGCCGCCGCGTAATCCCCGCGCCGTATCGCCGCAAGCGTGCGGACAAACCCGCGCAGCCGGGGCCAGCCGAGGTTGAAACACATATTCGCCAGCACGTGCCGCCGCACCGGGTCCAGCCGGTCCCACCACGGGATGCCCCGGTTCATATCGTCAATGGCAATGTCGATGTCGTTCTGGAGCAGATACCGGATTTCGTCTGGCGACAGGCCGCGATCTTCGATGTTGCGCCCAATGCCGGCGGTCAGCTTGCCTTTCCATTTCGGCGTGCAGGCACACTCGCGCAGCGGCTTCCCGCAGCAGTCCCAATACGGGAACGGGCGTACGCCCTCGTCGCGCTCCAGGTCGGCCACGAGGTGCGCTCGGTCGGCGGCGGTCATCGACTGTCCAGCTTCCTGTCGATCTTGTCGAGCCGCCGCATGATCTCGTCGAAGTGATTGCTTTCGCGTTCGACGGCCACGCCAAGTTCCCGCTCCGTGGTTGTTCTCGCTGTGAA